GCCTTCTTGTCTATTCTAAATGTGGGATTAGCGTTTGCCGTCTCCGTGTTAAGACCATACCACCCTCCAATGCCGTATTCAAAATACCAAGAGCCATTATAGAACCAACCTTCCTGCCCATCAAAAGGACTTCCCTCATTGAGGTATATGCTCTTCTGCTGTCCCGTAATTCTATCGTAGTCGATGTTTGAAAAAGTGGGCTCAATAATGTTGCCGCTTTGGTCAAACAATATCTTGCCGCTTCCGTCCTGAAGGTATGCCTTTGCGCTATTGAGCTGGATATTTTCTGTTAGCGGGAATATGACGCCATCTTTGTACATAGAGATGCGCACCCAGTTTACGTAATCGGAAGGCAGAACAAACCTAAGTTGACTATCTACGCTCAGTTCAAGAACCTTAATTTCTTTAAATGCGTCATAGTTGAGTTCCTGAATGCCGCGCTTGGCGTGAAACAAAACCTGATATCTATTTGTATTATTCACGAGCTCGTGATTACCCGCATAGATAAGCATGAAGTTGTTTACAATATCCTCAAGGCTAACATACTGATAGGTGCCCCAGTTGGCATCATCAGGAGAAGAGCCACTGTTCGCATAATATTGATACTCGGTTAGGTATGCCATGGTTTATTGTTCGCTAGCGTTTTCTTTTTGTTCCTCTGCGTTTCCAAATGTATAGATATCGCCCTCTCTTACTGAGATGCCAGCGTATTGCAAAATCAAATTGACCAACTCAGGTTCATCCGTGGCTGGCAACTCAAAGTCTTGATAATCAAGGGCTGACTGGTTGAATACAGGCTCGCCATTTACGAGTGTGAAATAAGTCCACTTGGGGTCCTGAGGATATCTTATGTAAAACGCAGTGATGTCCGTTGCTCCATTGATTGTAGATGGCTGAATTTCAATATTGTTGCCACGCTGCACATACAATGGGAATGTTTGCGTAGGCGCCATAAGCGTAGAGGACATATATCGCAACTTGCTCTCAGCGATAGGCTCAACAATCTTTGTTGTTGGATTGTATTGTACTACATCTAAAAGGTAATAATCAGCTGGAAGCGCGTAAGAGTTTCCAGATACCTGAGTAAGTTGGGCTGATTCAGAAAAGGTAGATATGACCTCCTCATACTGTTTGGTTATATCGGCCAATCCAGTACCAGACATACGGGCGTTCTCCTTGTTAATCTGATTGTTATACTTTTGAAAGTACTGCTCAAAAATATCTAACTGAGCCTGCTTTGCAAACTGGTTAAAATCAGCCGGAGAGATGTATCCGTAGTTATTTTTATTTATTACCGACAGCACGGTATTGCGCACTGAATCTATCATATGCCAACTTTTTCACAAAGATAGATAAAAAAAAGGGGCCGCTATTCGCAGCCCCTCTCCAACACTAAAACACAAAACAACTTACTCTAGGTTTCTATCCAATAGCTTGATAGTCTCAATACCCTCGTCACTTTGTAAATATGAAGATACAATAAACTGGGGGGACTCTCCGTGTGGAATGGTCAACATTTTAGATTTGTTGCCGGGTAAATTAAAGTAAACGTCTCTGTTGTTATTACGGAGTCGCAACAATCCAGAATCGAAATACTTAATAACCTTGCCCTGAAGGGACAGCAATGGGTCATTTAAGACATCCAAAAAGTCCATTGGTCTGGTCTTGGCATACACAAGGACATCGCGCTTAAGTTCTGCGGTCGTCATCTTATCAACGCTAGAGCCAATCAACACTCTAGCAACAAGCTCGAGCATTTCAATATCCATAGACTTAGCCTGAATCAAGGCCTCAACCTCCATGTCAAGTCTTTCCATTTCTTGTATCGCATCCTTTTCATTGTCTAGCTCAACGTAAATAGAGCCGTTGCTAGGATGCAATTCTAAGAAATGCTGCAAGACCGGGTTGGTTTTGGGGACGTGAAGAAAGCCATTCTCAAAGATAATGGGTTCCAATACCGCATTGCCATCCTGCTCATCCTCAAACGGAGAGCGTTGGTTGCTGGCATACCGAAGTGGTCGGTTGCTTTGTCCATCAAAATAAAGGAGTGGTTTTCTTCTCGTATTACGAGATGCCAACATCAAGGTTAGCGGTGCGTTCTTACGCTTGAGAACATACGACTTGTCTTTAGTCGCTACATATTCTTTTGACATTTGATATGATTTAAGTTTTAAAAAAAAAGGGGGAGGGAAGAACCCTCCCCCATTGGAATCCGATTAAGGATTAGTCTTCGAACAATACGAAGTTGTTAGCACCCAAGGTACAAACAGCACGCTCAGACAAGAAGTGAACCTCCATGGCATCCAAGCTAGAGGTAGCAGCACCACCAGCAGAGCCAGTCATCCAAGTCTTGTAGCGACGGTCTTCCGTTTCAGAAGCACGATAGCGAACGTGCAAGAAAGGACGCTTAGCGTTCTTGCCAAGGATTTGGTCGTAAACGGTCGTAGAACCAGCAGGAACCAACAAGCCGTTAATCTTACCACCATACAATCCACCGCGCATCGTGGGGTCGTTCAAGTATTTCCAGTCGGTCTTGTAGAAGTCATAACCGCGACGGAAGCCTTTGAAGCCGAGGTTCAAAGCCATAGTCTCGTCGTTGTCAAACAAACCGTAAGAAGTACCGCCCGTACCGTAGCTGTTTTGAGCAGCCAACATATCGTCAACGTCAAAGCCAAACTGACGGTTCAAGAAGATTACGTTCTCCTCGATAGCGCCTTGCTTGTCCAAACGCTCGATGATGGTATCAAACTCAGCAAGAGTGGAGGGGTTACCACCTGACCATACGTTACCACGCTGGCCTACAACATAGAAGATACCTTCAGAGCCCTTGTTACCAACGTCGCCGGTAGCAGCAATAGCACCTGAACCAGTCTCAGCAGGAACTGCTTCAACCATAGCGGTCTCCAAGTAGTCTTCAAAGCGCAAGCGAGTCTCGTGCTCAGACTTCAAATACCACAAGTAACCAGCAGCGCCGTTCTCCGTGGTAACCTCAACCCACCCGATTTGAGCCATGTCAGAACCAGATACAGCGTACTTGTCCTTGATGATGATGGGGCTGTTCTCGAAGATTTCGTCGTCAGCCTCGAGGCTTCCGCTCATGCCTTCGGTGCCCTTCTTGAACTCAGAACCGTAAACAAACAAAGAACAAGCCGTAGCAGCAGCAAAAGTCTGACCGCCTGCCTCGTAGTATGCAACGTCAATAGTTCCAGCGCCAGTGTCTACAGCAGTAACAATAGCCTTGTTGGAGTTGTTGGCCGTAGCGTTCTGAGAAACCATGATGGTTTGTCCAACGCGAATCGCAATGCTACCGGAGCCGGGAACAAGCGTGTCGTTGATGGTCAACGTAGCCGTGTCAGCCGCAGCAGATGCAGCAGAAGTTACGTTGGTGTACTTGGTGTGCAAACGACCCTGCTCTGCCCATTTGATAAGGTCAGAGTTAGAGGGCATTTCTGCACCTACCATGCGCAAGAAAGATGCTATAGTACGGTTACCATAGCGCTCGAACTCCTTCTCGTAGGTATCGGGAAGATACTGGTTCAAGAAGTCGAAGTTCGTGATGTAGTTGGTGCTAAGAAGCACCTGCTCAGCACTGGGCTGTAAAGCGTAGCCGGGTACTGATTGTAATGAACCTGCCATTTTTTGTCAGATTTAAAGGGTTATTTTTTTCTTATTTTAAGACCTCTTCCAGAATCTGGAGAGAGGGATGCAACCTTGAATCCGCCTTTGCTAACGGTTTGTGGAGATTGTCTAACGTCCATATTAATGTTCTTAGACTTTCTAGACAAATCGTCAACAGCGTCAGACATGCCCTGTTCGTAGAAGAACTTGGCAAATCTTTCTGGATTCATGGCTACGGCCAAAGCCTTGTGGTATGCGCCGGCGTTTTCAATTAGACCATCTTCATTAGTAAACTTCTTAAAGAAATTCATAATATCAGATTGCGCCTTCTTTAGTTCCGCAGCTTCAGCTGGAGAAAAGTTGAACGTCTTATCGTTGACATTAAATTCAAAACCTTTGAACCCGTCACCGAAGACCTCATCTGTCTTTCGCTGAAACCATTCGTATCGTTTCTGATTCTCCTCCTCGACACCCTTGGCATTTGACATATATTCTCTATAAGCTTCGAGCTCTTCTTGGCTGACTCCAGAAGTGGCATCCGTACTTGACTCAAGTGGCGCTTTATACTTCTCTCGTTGTTCCTTAAAGTGCTGCTTAGCTTTTGCGAGCTCTTTTTTCTTGGCTAATTTTTTACGCTTAACATCAGCCTCATCGTCCAAGTCCTCATCGTAATGAAACTTTTCGTTTAGCATGAACTCAATATCTTCCGAGTCTAAGTCGGATTCAATTGCGGCGTAATAGTTAGCCAATAATTCGTCTGGGTCTTTGTCATCTATGTTCTCGTTTAGTCTAACGAAATCATTGATACCTCGACCCGTTTCCTTTTTGTACTTAAGATAGGCTGCGACATCCTCGGGAAGTTCTGAAGATTCTTGTCTGACTTCAATTAAATCGTCTAGCGATTTAATCTCTCTGCCGTATCTGTTTCCAATAAATGAAAGAACGTCTTCCTCTTTTAATTCTTGCGTTGACTCTGTCGTTGTCTCTTGTGGTTCAACAACTTCGTCTTGTTGTGATTGATTCAGCTCAGCTTCATGCTTATCCAAAAGTTCTTGCTCGACCTCTTGGACAGACTTGGCTTCAATAGAACCAACCTCTTTTACCTTAAATTCCATAGATTTGATTTTGATACAAAATTATAACAAAAAAATGAACCCTTATCTGGGCTCAAATTCTGCAAAGTCAAAGCCATCCAACGAGTCTTCGTTTGATTCAAAGTTGATGGAGGGCAATGTTTTTTGGCGCTGCTCTATGAGCTTAGACTGCTGAGTATTTTGTCGGTCAATTCTCTTGGCCTTCTCGTCCTCTTTCATCTTGTCTCTCTCCGTCAAGGCCCCAACCTCTACGCCCTTAATGCGCATCTGGTATGAGAACTCTTCGGCCATCAAAGACTTCTTCAGTTCTGCCTCATTGCGCATCTTTTCAATTTCGAATGCAATCTCGGCCTGCTTAACCTGCATCTTAGATTGAGACTCGAGTTGTATTTTTTGAGCAGCAATCTCAGCAGCCATCTGTTGTGACTGCATATTTATCTGAGCCTGAGCTTGTTGCTTCTGCATCTCTGCCATTTGCATTTGCTCAAAGTTCTTAGCCCTCTTAACCTTTAGAAGCTGGTTTGCAAGCTTCAAGTTTTTAACCTCGCGAATATCAATGGCATCCTCAAGACTAATATCTCCCTTCGACAATGCCATCTGGATATTTGCTTCAAGCTGCGCCTTCTGCTCTTCGTCTGGAGAAACCTCAATAAAGATTCCGAAGTCGTAAATGTAGAGGTCTTTAATCTGGTCAAGTATTCTAACGTTGTACTTGCCAATCTGCATCGTGAACTCTTCCTTAAAGTCTGAGTACTGCAAGATGTCCGCAACACGACAAGACAAAGCCTCGGCGAGCGAGCGAGTCATAAATAGGCTCCCCTCCAAAATGTGTCGGGTCGCCGTATTTGAGTTAAGAGCAGCAAGCTTCTGCACGCCAACGAGAGCGTTGGGGTCTGGTGTAGAACCATCCCTCGCTTCATTAAGGCCAGTCACCGCACGAATCATATCCATGTAGTGGTTGTAATTCCCAATGAGAGCCGCCATCTTGGATTGCCCAGAGCTGGCTGTCAACTGCTGAATCGGTACGCGAGCATTATTAAACTCACCATCCTGAGTATAGGAACGACCAACCACGCTACCGGTTTGGAAATATAGGCGTAGTGCGTCCTCTGGGTTGTATGCTGCCCCCGTTCCGAGGTCAACCTCATTCAGGCCATCTGCATCAATGAAGACGCCATCAGGGACAACCTTCGATATTACTTGCTGTAGCTTGAGGTGTGTGAGCTGAATCAAGTCAGCGAATGGAATCATTCTTCTAACCAAAGACTCGATGTTACCCTTGTACATTCTGGGAGCAACAGCAATATAATTTGGAAGGGCATTCTGCGTAGCTGACTTTGGACGAACCATGTTCTCCATCATCTGCCACTTGAGCATGATGTTTGTTCCCATCACCATGACGCCCTCATACCATACATCGATGGTTTTTTCCACCTTTTCGAACTTTCCGTCCTGCATCATTTCTACAGGTGGGTTAAAGGTGTCATCCTTCTCAATGACTCTAGAGCCGCCGGTTTCGTTTATCTTTTTCTTGTAGACAAACTTCTTAGTTGTCTTGTAATTGAAATACAACAACGTTGCCGTGTCCTTGTAGAAGATGTCGTTCTCATAGAACTGTGCAACATTATAATAATCATACCAGCTTTGGCTATACTGAGAAATTTCTTCAAGGTCCTTGTTTGTGAGCGATGGGTCAATCTTAATTAATTCCGTAATTGGAAGTGTTTTAATCTCTCCCCAGTAGAAGCAATCTCTAAAGTATGGGTCCTCTGTATAACTATAAACCACATTAGCTGGGTCTACATAGCTAACTCTAACGCCATCCCCCGCAAGGAACTCGTGCTTGATTGTTCCAACGCCAATGGTTGCAATGTCATAGTCCACCCGTCTGCGTGTGTCATCGTAATGATTTTCCGCAAGCAATGTGTTGATGGCTTCCTCTTCAGCTATCTCAATGGATGGCTTATACTTTAACTGCATGTGCAGCTTAAGCTCGTCCTCATCTCTGGGGAGTTCCATTGGGTTAACATTAAATGGATTGATGCCAAACGCTTCAGACATTTTTGTCAAAGCATCTTTCGCAACCATATCGCCTTCTACGACATCTTGATATTGGTTTCTCTTCTCTGCCGATACCGCATCCTGAGCGTATGCTTTTACCGTGAATAGTCTGTCAGACATACCGTTTACAACGATGTCTACAAACTTTGGAAGGATTGGAACTGGCGTCCAGTCTAGGTTCAAATAACTAAGGTCACCGTCAATAGCCAGCTCATTTTTGTATTTAGCAACCGACTGCTCTCCCCTAGCATATAGTCTCAAGCGATTGAAGTCTCTCCACTGGTTGTAGTACCTACAGCCGTTTCCATCTTTACGGAACCATTCGTATTGAATGGCTTGGCCTATCTGTAGGCCGAACTCATCCGTGGCTTTCTCTGAATCAGAAACAAATTGACTTGGAAACCCAGTGGCTGATATATTTACTTTAACTTCTTTCATCTGTTGACAAGTTCACTTTGGAAGCCCTTGTTATTATATCTAGCAAAGTTAATGCTTATTTTAGTTTCCTTTTTCTCAGGCTGATATAGATGCTTTTGGTTTGCCATAATTGCCAATCCAGAACTAATCGTAGCGTCAAACTTTGTTCTATTGTTTATATCGAAGCGAGCCCAGTCCTCCAGTGTCCTGTTAAAATACATAGAGCCAACCTCCTCCGAGTCCCTATATGTGCCCTCTAAATCTAAGCCAACATATTTTTCTATATAAGACTCTATAGCAGACGCGTGCGCCTGTTTTACCTCTTCGCTTGAGTTGGGTATACCCCCAAGTTCGCGCTCAGATTTTGATAATTTAGTGAAGTGCTTGTCAGGTCTGTTCATGCTAAAATTTCTATACCCCCTATTCTTAAAGTGATATAAAAGCCTTGGCTTGTTGTTTTCTGCCAACACGGGCATACCATAAAACACACACGCCATAAGAACATCTTCAAAAAATATTTCTGCTGTCTGCGGTCTGGCAACATACTCTAGGAAAAACTCATTAGAGGGGGCGTCGTCCATGTTGAACTTAGTCATCCCGTGCAGAGCCCCATTAGAACCCCCGCCGCCTACTACTCCAGATATATCATAGGAGTCACAGCCAAACGAACCAATGTGTTCGTTGCCGGGGAAACGTACTCCATTACGCATCAGTACATTGTTTTGCATTCTGGCTGATGGTATCCAGCTAACTTTAAACCTCCCCCTCGGGTCTGGAGTCCATATGACCTTCGTGTCCTTTATGCCATCCTTCCAATGAAACGAGCCAACGGTTATAAAGTGCTCTTTGATTGTGGCGTCATTAAAGTCAATCTGCTGATATATCTTGGTTAGATTGAATATAGACTGCTTACTCTCGTCCCTGAAGGCGTGAGACTCCGTTCTGGGGAACTGACGGTAGAATTCGTTTAGCGCATCTGGGTCTGACTTTAGTGAGGCTACCTCATTTTCCCAGTAGTCAATAGCTCCTATTTTTATCATGTCCCCATCTATGCCCACAATGGGGTTATCTGGTGTCTGTAAAACAGGCATGCCGTGCTTATCTATGTACCCCTCGAAGTTCCACTCCATTGGGATGAATAGAGAATAGAGCCCACTCTTTGTCTGCCCATTCGGGCTGCGCTTTGTTGTATCCGAATCGTAATACAGTTTCTTAAAGTTATCACCGCCCTTATCCAGTGCGTTAGACGTAGAGCCCATCATGCACTTACCAATAACTTTTGAGCCCAACCGCAAACAAGTTTTAGTGACCCGCCAATTGTTAAGGATGTTGTCTGGCTTCATCCACTTACCTGATTCGTCGTGAACAAGGAGCTGTAGCTTCTCGCCGTCATAACTGTTGTCTGCCGTATTGCGCCAGTCGATAGTAGTATTAAGGCCCTCCACATCATCCACCTCCGTGTTGGACATGTTCTTCTTGGTAATTTTAGATGCCGGTATTCTGTATGCAAGCTCTGTCTTCGGCTTGTCCATGCCATCCATAATCGGGCGAAAGAAGAACGGAAGGTTGCTGTTGATGGGAACAACCTTGTCGGTAAACATCTTTTTGGCGTCGGTACCAGTCTTTGACAGGATGCCAATCCTTGAGTCTTTTGCGACTGTTGCCATGTTCACGCACTCCGACGAGCCCATAAATGAAAATCCAGAACGACGAATCTTCAGATAGCACATTCCAAATGCCCTAGGGTCAGCCTTAACAGCTTCCCAGAAAATAAAGAATATCCTGTTGGCCTCTCGAAAGTCTGGATTACCAACGTCAATCTTTGTCCACTGCAAGTACATATAGTGGGAGCCCGTTATATACGTCGGCTCTCCGTCATTCATAAACCAGAAACCCTGCTCGCGTCTATCGAACTCTCCCTCAATGTAGTCTACCCATTTAGACTTGAACTCGTTTGACTTTTCGTGCCATTGGAATATGGACTTTATCTTGTTGAGTTCTGCTGGGTAATCAAACGCCTCCCAGTATTGCTCATCCGCTTTTTTGTCTCTAGCATAAACCTCCTTAGGTACCGCCGGAAGGGCGACTGCCAGATTTGATATCAGATATATATCACCAATAGTCCCGTCCTTCGAGATGACCACCATGTCGTTCTTCTCGTCATAACCATACTGCCAAGAACGCGCCTTATTTTTTTTATTCCTTAAAGCGGTGGGTATATAGTCCGGTAGGATGTAATAGATGCTATTTTGCTCTTCGTTCTGCAAAGCCCTGCTTACTTTGAGTTGTTTGTTCACCAATAGAATCTCCGCTTAACGCGGCCTTCTCTTGTTCTATTCTTGATAAAATTTCAAACGCATCAAAGATTGCCAGCTTCTTTGTTGCTGCGGCATTCTTTAGTCGGTCCGCAGCCAGCTCGCTGTCCGGGTCATCGTGAACAATGATTCCCTCCTCAGCAACCTTAATAAGCTCTTCTACAGCCCGCTGGCCAGCCCTTATGATTCGCTCTTTAATTTCATTTGAATTCATTACAGCAAGATACAAATGTTTTTGCTGTTCATCCTATAGAGCTTTTCTCCGTCTATCTCAAACTCATACTCCGTCCCCGGCGTATAGACCACCTCGTCACCAACTGACAGTCCCATTTGAGACAGGTCTTGAGTTATGTATTTTATACGCCCAACTAGCGGTTCCTTTGATGAGGTCTTGTGTAAGTAGTAGTCTTTCTTGTCTGATGGAGACAAAAAACAATACTTACCCATAGACTTCCACTCTTCTCCATTGTGAAACATAAAGAACTGGTCCTCGTCTACAAAAAACAAATCGCCACCAAGGAAGCTTCTTCCGCTTCGCTCTCTGCCGCGCATATCATTGTAAAACTTAAACACATTGTGGTGCACCAGCAATGTGTCACCAACCTTTATCTCTCCAGAATAATGAGCAGGAACCTCAACAACTTCAGCGAACCTATTCGATACCCTGTGGTCTTCCTTTGATGAGCTAATAATAAATTCAATTCCGCCAAAATCACGGACGTTGTCGTATCTGCGTCCGCTTACTGGCTTAACAATAAAGTAGAATGGAGAGCGCATCAGCTACCACATGAATCGCATTCGGGGTTGTCAATACTGCAAGCAGGAGTAACGGGTTCTTGTGCCAACTCTCCGAGCCAGCTGTCGAATGAATCTTTCATGTGTTTAAAAATTGATGTTATACTCTATAGATATGGGCATGTTTTCATTGAACTCCTTCCAAAGAAAGACCTCATTGTCCGCTTCCACCCAAACTTTTATGCTGCCTGTTGAGCTATCTCTTTTTATCAGATGTATCTTGTGTGAGCCACCCAGAACCTCTTGCTCAACAATATAATGCATGGCGCCAGACTTATAATCGGCGCCAACCGATATCTTGCGAATGTCCATTATTTAATTAAAATTAAGCGTATGCTGGGAACCTATACGTCGTTCCCTCAATATTTATATCAATCCAAGCATCGGGTTCGCCAAGAATATTTGCCGGGTCTCCATTGGTAAATACTCCAGCAACAGTAGTTGGAGCCACTTGAGCGGGCGCGCCCCCCACAGAGCCAACCTGACCCTCAACAATATAATCCGGGGTCCAGTTCTCCCATACGGAAAGTGTGCTGTTATAGCGTAGAAGCTGACCGTTTGTAGCCGTGGCAATACGAACATTGTGAAGCTCCTCAAGCTCGTAGCCATTATCAATCTTCACATAGATTGAACCAACGGATGCGTTTGCGTTTACGACAAACCCAACAATGACCGTATGCTGTGGAGCGGTTGGTTTTACATTAGTTATGCCACCCATAACAGTGGGGGACAAATAAAGAACATCTCCATCTGCCCACGTCTCTCCCTGAAGAGCCCCCGTAGTGTTTATATCGCGCACCAATCCGGAGCTGGTAACATACCCCTCTGCATTGTTAGCTATATTCTCGGTGACAATGCCAAGTGTGTTGGCGCTGTTTGCATCTGAGTCTGCCATTGCGCGAGATACGGAGAGGCGGTTTCCCTGAGCGCCAAGAATTTTTACTACCTGATATGCGGCCTGAGTAAAGTTGACTCCCGACTTATTGACTACGCGAGTAACCTGCTCCTGGCCAACCTGGAGAGTGACGTTACCGCCCATAAGGCGCAGGTCAACAGTTCCGTCAGTAGAGTTCCAAGCCATCTGGCCTACGTCCGAGACGGGAGTTGTACCCATAAAAGTAAGCCTGTCAAGTTCCATATCGCCATCAAGCACAACATCTTGAGTGGCAGAGTTGCCAGCATCAAGAACCTGCTGAAGGGTATTAGGAACTTCTACATAAAGGTCAGCGATGCTTTGCGCTGTGAAATTTTTTGTAGCATTGGAATCGCTTCCGTCTGTTCCAACAACAATATCTGAACCTTGTGGGCTTACCGTAGGATATGAATCAATCTTGGCCATTTGAGAATCTTTACTTGAATAACAAAGATACTAAATTAGTTTATGATGAATACCCGTGCTAAGTAGCGCACAAGCAGCACCAGTGCGCCACCAATAACAAGAAGCGCAAGCGCATCAAAGACTCTTTCTTTTATGCTCGTTGGCTTTTTAAGCTCGGTAGTAGTAATTGATTTCGTAACAACAATAGTGTCACTTGGGCAGTCAGCCTCTATATTGACAAAGTTGTCGCGGTATTCAATCTTTAATTTGACGCGGTCCTGATATATAACCGTATCCTTGAACAATTCTAGTGTGTCACGAATAGTTCTCTCTTTTGTGACAATGACCGTGTCCTTCTTTACAACAACCGTCTGCTGTATGCTTGGGTCCTTGCGTATCGCCTGCTTTAGATGCCATTGTGCTGAGCACCCATAGAGCATAAGGGTGAGGGTTGCTATAGTAAGCCATCTCATTTATAGGGGACGTATTTAGTTTTGCCGTCTTTCTTTATAGCCTTAAGAACCTGACCGCGATTATGGCCATAGTGATAGGATACGTGCACCCAGTCGGGTTGTTTCTCGTTTCCAAATTCCCAGATGAGCTGGTCGAACTGAAGATTGTTCTTGATGTATTCAAATACTTCTTTATTGTCGTCGATGTCAATGTCCGCAGCAGCCCCATTGATTGCGCAGTGCTGAGAGGTGGTACTCCCGCCAATAGCCTTGTTGAGTTCCGGAACGCGCAGCCCGCTAGATATTCTAATAGGCCCAATGGCATCACGAAGCGGCTGGAGAACCTTGTGGCACAGCTCTACAAGATTCTCAAGCTGCTCTGGGTTTGGCGTATTGTCTATGCCTAATCTTTTTGCGGTAGAACTTTTAGTTAGCTCTGCAAGTGTGAAGTTCTCAGATAGTTTCATCGTCCCTGACCTCTGTATTTCTTTTTATAGTTCCTGCTTGACTTGAGCGCGGACCCTTTCTTGCTATGCTTCTTAAGCTTTTTAGACTTGCTAACATAAGAACCTATGGTTTGAGCTTTAATCTTTGCCATTAGTATCTGCTTACTACGTCGTTAATCTCAGAGAAGTGCATATGAAGCTTCATATCAATGCCCGCCTCCCAGCGGTAGCGCTCTTGGCCATCGTTGAAATAGATGATGGTAGGAACAG